CTACATGTATTTGCAATGGACAAGTATTGACATTGGTTATCCAGATTATAGGGATGCTAACAGAATACTTTTTTTACATTGGGAAGCATGTAGGGCTGACAAACGAAGTTTTGGTCAAGATTATTTAAAGATAAGGCGTTCAGGGTTTTCTTTTATGAGTTCTTCTGAATGTGTAAACACTGGTACTCTGGCTAAAGATGCTAGGGTTGGTATTTTATCTAAGACAGGTAGTGATGCCAAGAAAATGTTTACCGATAAAGTTGTTCCAATATCTACAAGATTACCATTTTTTTTTAAGCCTATTCAGGATGGTATGGATAAACCAAAAACTGAATTAGCGTTTAGAGTTCCGGCATCTAAGATTACAAAAAAGAATATGTCGAAAACTACTGAAGAAGAGTTCGAGGGATTAGACACTACGATAGATTGGAAGAATACAGATGACAACTCCTATGATGGAGAAAAGTTGTTACTGCTTGTTCATGATGAATCTGGTAAGTGGTTAAAACCAAATAATATACAAAACAACTGGCGTGTAACAAAAACTTGTTTACGTTTGGGTAGTAAGATTATAGGGAAGTGTATGATGGGTTCTACTTCAAATGCACTGAGTAAAGGTGGGGAAAATTTCAAGAAATTATATGATGATTCGAAAGTAACTAGTAGAAATGCCAATGGGCAAACCAAAAGCGGCTTGTACTCTCTTTTTATCCCTATGGAGTATAATATGGAGGGTTTTATAGACATATATGGTATGCCTGTATTTAGAAAGCCTGATAAACCTATTCAAGGAGTGGATGGAGAACTTATCAAGAATGGTGCTTTAGACTATTGGGAGGCAGAAGTGGATTCTCTTAAGAACGACCCTGACGCATTAAATGAATTTTACAGGCAATTTCCTAGAACGGAATCTCATGCGTTTAGAGATGAGAGCAAGCAATCTTTGTTTAATCTTACCAAGATATATCAGCAGATTGATTACAACGATTCTTTAATACAAGATAGACATGTAACTAGAGGTTCTTTTCACTGGAAAGATGGTCTAAAAGATACTAAGGTTGTATTTAGTCCTGACCAAAGAGGTAGATTTTATGTTAGTTGGACACCCAAGAAGTCTTTACAGAATAACACTATTACTAAGAATGGAATTAAGTATCCAGGAAACGACCATATAGGTTCTTTCGGTTGTGATAGCTACGATATATCAGGTACTGTTGGTGGAGGCGGTTCTAATGGTTCTCTTCATGGACAAACTAAGTTTAATATGGATGACGCACCAAGTAATTCGTTTTTCTTAGAATATATAGCGAGACCTCAAACAGCAGAGATGTTTTTTGAAGATGTGCTAATGGCGTGTGTGTTTTACAGTATGCCTATACTAGCAGAGAATAATAAACCAAGATTATTATATCATTTTAAGAATAGAGGCTATAGAGGTTTCTCAATGAATAGACCTGATAAGGTTTATAATAAGCTCTCTAAAACAGAGAAAGAACTCGGTGGTATACCTAACTCATCAGAAGACATAAAACAGTCTCATGCATCAGCTATTGAGTCTTACATTGAAAAACATGTTGGTTTTGATATTGATGGAACTTACAGAGATTCTGATGAAATAGGTGATATGCCTTTTAACAGAACTCTTCAAGATTGGTCTAAATTTGATATTAACAATAGAACTAAACACGATGCTTCTATTAGTTCTGGATTAACCATAATGGCGAATCAAAAAAACTTATACACCCCTCAAAAAACAGAGTCAAAAATAAGTATTAACTTTGCAAGGTATAGCAATGATAGCTCACGAAGTAAAATAATTAGATGAGAGAAGTAAAAATATCCATAAAAACAGAAAGTTTTCCAGACCAGTTTATAAAAGATTCCGTAAAATCTACTCCTTCATTTGGTCTTCAAATAGGTCAGGCTATTCAATATGAGTGGTTTAGAGGTCAAGGAGCAAGTTCAAGGTTTTACGACCAGCAAAGAGAATTTCATAGAAGAAGAATTTACGCTAGAGGTGAACAATCTGTAGGTAAATACAAGAGTGAATTAGCTGTAGATGGAGATTTATCTTACCTTAATTTAGATTGGACTCCGGTTCCTATTCTACCTAAATTTGTAGATATAGTTGTTAACGGAATGTCTGATAGATTATTCAAGGTAAAAGCTTATTCTCAAGATGCTATGTCTCAGGAAAAGAGAAATTCATTTCAAGAAAACATAAAAGGGCAAATGTTAGTTAAGCCTATTTTAGAAAATATACAGGCTGAGTCAGGAGTAAATCCTTTTAGTATGAATCCTGATGAGTTACCTAAAGATGATGATGAACTATCTTTATATATGCAGCTTAATTATAAGCCTGCTATTGAAATAGCTGAAGAGCAAGCGATTAACACTCTTTTAGACGAAAACAACTATAACGATTTAAGAAAAAGACTGGATTACGATGCTACTGTTTTAGGTGTTTCTATTGCTAAGCATGAGTTTTTATTAGGAGAAGGAGTGAGGGTTTCATACGTTGACCCTGCTAATGTTGTTTATAGTTACACAGAAGACCCTTATTTTAAAGACTGTTTTTATTGGGGAGAGGTTAAGACTATTCCTATGACAGAATTAGTCAAGATTGATCCTACATTAGAAAATGATGATTTAAAAAAGATTTCTGAATACAGTCAGAGTTGGTATGATTATACGAACCAATCACAGAGACAAGATAATGATATTTTTACTAGAGACACTTGCACTCTTTTATATTTCAATTATAAAACAACTAAAAAAGTAGTTTATAAAAAGAAAGTTTCTGAATCAGGTAGCATTAAGATGATACAAAAGGATGATAATTTTAATCCTCCTGTTGAAATGTTAGAAGATGGAAATTTTGAAAAAATAGAAAAAACTATAGATGTTTGGTATGATGGTGTAATGGTAATGGGTACAGATATCATACTTAAGTGGGAGATGTCTGAAAATATGGTGAGACCTAAATCATCATCTCAGCATGCAATACCAAATTATATAGCAGTTGCTCCAAGAATGTACAAGGGTAATATTGAGTCTTTAGTTACAAGAATGATTCCGTTTGCTGACTTGATTCAAATTAGTCACTTAAAAATACAGCAAGTTATTGCGAAAGTAGTTCCTGATGGTGTTTTTATTGATGCAGATGGTCTTAATGAAGTAGACTTAGGAACAGGAGCTGCGTACAATCCAGAGGATGCTTTAAGATTATATTTTCAAACAGGTTCTGTTATTGGTAGGTCGTATACTCAAGATGGAGAATTTAACAACGCAAGAGTTCCAATTACACAACTTACATCTAGTTCTGGTGCAAGTAAAATGCAGATGCTTATAGGGAACTATAATCATTACATGGATATGATTCGTAATGTTACTGGATTAAATGAAGCAAGAGATGGCTCTAAGCCTGATTCAAATGCTTTGGTTGGTGTACAGAAGTTAGCAGCACTTAATTCTAATACAGCTACTAGGCATATACTTGATGGTAGTCTTTATATTTACAAGACTTTATCAGAAGCTTTGACTTATAGAATTGCTGATATATTAGAATATTCTGATTTCAAAGAAGATTTTATAAATAAGATTGGTAAATATAATGTTGGTATATTGGATCAGATTTCTGATTTGTATATTTATGATTTCGGAATTTTTGTTGAGATTGCACCTGATGAAGAACAGAGAGCTAAGCTAGAAGAAAACATACAAGTTGCTTTATCTCAAGGAGGTATAGATTTAGAAGATGCTATTGATATTAGAGAAATGAGAAATATTAAATTAGCTAATCAGTTATTGAAACTGAAAAGAGTAAGAAAGCAAGAAAAAGCAGAGCAACAGGCTGCGCAGACTCAGGCTATGCAATCTCAGATGCAGATGCAGGTGCAACAGATAGCTGCTCAGACTGCGGCTCAGAAGATACAGTTAGAATCTGAATCTAAGATACAGGTTAAAACAGTAGAGAATAACCTTGATATTCAAAAATTAGAAAGAGAAGCTGCTTTAAAAATGGAGTTAATGGATAAGGAGTTTAGTCTTCAGATGAGTCTAAAGGGTGTGGAAATTGATTCTATACAGAAAAAAGATGATAAGAAAGAAGAAGCTAAATCAAAAAGAATTAGTCAACAAAATACAGAGCAATCAAAATTAATCGAGCAAAGAAAAAATAATTTATCACCTGTTAACTTTGAATCTAACGAAGATAGCCTTGATGGATTTAACTTCGCTGAGTTCGAACCTAGATAACGTGTTATAAAAATTATGTATCTTTGCAAATAAAATCAAATAACAATGGGAATAACAGTAAAAGAAGTATCGGTAACAAAAGAGAAGTCAGTTCAAGAGATTGAATCTCAATTGCTTGAAAAGCATGAAGAGGAAATTAAATCTATGGATTCTGAGAAAGCTCCTGAAGCTCCTGAAGCTCCTGAAGCTCCTGAAGCTCCTGAAGCTCCTGAAGCTCCTGAAGCAAGAGAATTGAATGAGGATGACGTTCTTTCATTTATTAAGAATAAATACGGTAAAGATGTATCGTCATTAGATGAGCTAACTGCCGAAAGAGAATCTTCAGAGTTAGAACTTCCTGAGGATGTGTCTGCTTATTACAAGTATAAGAAAGAAACAGGAAGAGGTATAGAAGACTTTGTTAATTTAAACAGAGATGTAGACTCTATAGACTCAGATAGATTACTAAGAGATTATCTTTCAATTACTGAAGATGGTTTAGATGATGATGATATCAGCGATTTAATGGATGAATATTCTTATGATGAAGATTTTGATGAGGATTCTGATATTAAAAGAAAGAGATTAAATAAGAAAAAAGAAATTGCTAAAGCTAAGAAATACTTTAATCAGCAGAAAGAAAAATACCGTATTCCTCTTGAGTCAAGTGGGGATGCCATTTCTAAAACTGACGAAGGGTATGAAGAGTATAAGCAGTATGTAGAGGCGGCAAAGACAATACAGGAAGAGAATCAACGTAAGTCAGACTGGTTTTCAAACCAAACTGACAAAGTGTTTTCTGATGGATTCAAAGGTTTTGAGTTCAAATTAGATGAAAACTCTGTTGTGTTTAATCCGGGAGACGCTGCAGAACTAAAAAACATACAATCAAATCCTCAGAACTTTATTAATAAGTTCTTGGATGACAAAGGTATGATTAGTGATGCTGTTGGATACCATAAGTCTTTAGCTGTAGCGATGAACCCTGAGAAGTTTGCTAAGTTCTTTTATGAACAAGGTAAAGCAACAGCGACTGATGGAGTAATGAAGAACATGAAAAACATAAACATGTCTGAAAGAAAATCAGGAGAGGTTACTTCTAAAGGTGGAACTCAAATTAGAGCCATAAATGCAGACTCAGGAAAAGGCTTAAAAATAAGGAGTAGAAAATAAATATTAAACATTAAAAAACAAAAACAATTATGTCAGTACAAGCGACACCAGGGTTTAACTTACAGCCAAGTGCTGAGCAAGTAGCTCTACAATCAAACTATATTACCGATTTCGATTTCTTGAATCAGTATCTTCCAGATACTTACGAGAAAGAATTTGAAAGATATGGTAATAGAACAGTATCTTCATTCTTAAGAATGGTAGGAGCTGAAATGCCTTCTAACTCAGACCTTATCAAATGGGCAGAGCAAGGAAGACTACACATTAAATATGTAAACTGTACAACTACAGTTTTAGTAAACGCAGACACAACTACGTTTACGATTAACGATACATTAAATCCTGGTACAGGAGGTATCGCTATAAGAGTAGGTCAAACAATAATGTTGACACCTAAAACTGTTGCTGCTGCTGCTACAGCTACAGTAAACAAAGCTATCGTTACAGCTGTGAATACTGCTTCAGGTACTATTGAAGTAGCTTTCTACGAAGCAAACGGTATGAGTAACAGTGATGCTGCTACTATCTATGAAGTATTTATCTATGGTTCTGAATTCAAAAAAGGAACTACAGGAATGGAAGGTTCTTTAGAGGCTGACGATGAAATATTCGAAAACTCTCCAATTATCTTAAAAGATAAGTACGCAGTATCAGGTTCTGATATGGCTCAAATTGGATGGGTTGAAGTAACTACTGAAAACGGAGCTAACGGATACCTTTGGTATTTGAAGTCTGAGCATGAAACTCGTTTGAGATTTGATGACTACTTGGAAACTTCAATGATTGAAGCTGTTCCTGCTGCTACTAATTCAGGTGCTGCAGCTACTACAGGTATCGTTGGAAACAAAGGTTCTGAAGGTGTATTCTATTCTGTTGAAAACAGAGGAAATGTATGGGCAGGAGCTAACCCTTCTACCTTAGGAGACTTTGATACTATTGTTTCTAGATTAGATAAGCAAGGAGCTATCGAAGAGAATGTATTATTCTTGGATAGAGAATTTGGTTTCAATATCGATGATATGTTAGCAGAGCAAAACTCTTACGGTGCAGGTGGTACTTCTTACGGTCT